TCGCTCGCGCCTCGGAGGCCTCTGCGGCTGCTCCGGGAACGGCTCCCGGCAGCGGTGGCCTGATGTCGGGCGAGAGTCTGTATTCCACGTCCCCCGGCCTAACGGCTGCCGCTCCCGGCGCAGAGGCTTATAGCTCGTCGCTGAGCACCGCCTCCAACACGCAGGACAGCCGTGGGGATCAGAGCGTTGCAAGCACCTCTACGGAGCCCGGCCAGACCACTGAGGCGCGCACCGATGCTCTTGCTGATCTGCCTGTAACTGAAATCGCTCCTGCGCCCTCTGTCTTCGACATTACGACTGCTGACAATCGAGCGGGACCGGTCACTGACCAGCCGTCTGTCGCCGCCGTGATCGAGGATCTTGCGAGACAGGACGCCCGACCCGACGGGCTAGATCAGACTGTGTTCATGCCAGACACCGCGGCAACGCTTCCTGCGGCGGATCTCGTCACGCTGATATCGAGCGCTGCTGAACAGGCTGCTGAAGAGAAAAAGAAACAGGATTTCGTGGCTGACGCCATTCGCCGGCAAAGGAACTACCTGCTCGGGCAGCAGAACTATGCTAACGGCGGCTTGGTCGATCCGACTCGTCCTACGCAGGCTTTTACGGACGGGGCATTCACTCCCGGTTATGTTTCGGCACCGCCTGCTTTGACAGGCTACGAATCCTTTGGGTCCGACAACTATCACGCATCCCCACTGGCTCCGGCTCCTGCGGCTTCCGTTCCGATGCTGAGCATGGGATATCCTATGTCCATGTACATGAACAAAAACGCCGGTCCTGTGGCTTCCCCCGTACCGCAGAATCCGAATGTCGCGGCCTCCATCGGCCCCGGCCCGCTTTCTCAATTGGGGTAGGAGAACGACATGGATTATTCACAGGTCATCAGAGATCTCTACACCAGTAAGTTTGGCCGAGCCGCAGACGCCGGCGGTCTCGATTACTGGAACAATATGCTCAGCACCGGGCAGATTGCGCCTGCGGATCTTGCTAAGATCTTCGCCGATACCGAAGAGGGCGTGAACTACGCGAGCAATCAGAATTTCGTCAAAGACACCTACATGGGTGAAACCGGAAGGCCCTACGATGAGCAGGGATTGAAGTTCTGGGCTGACAAGCTGCAATCGGGGGAGATTGGTCGAGATCAGCTCGGGCAAGCTTTCAGCTCGACCCCTGAAGGCCAGATCTACGACCTGTACATGAAAGAGTTCTACCGCTCGAGCGCCGAAGATCCGGGCAGCGCTTTCTGGCTTAATCGCCTGAACGAAGGCGCGACATATGATGAAGTCGCGAAGGCGCTTGCTGAATCACCGGAGGCCCGTGTTCAGGATGCCTACCAGAAACTGTTTGGGCGCGTTGGTGAGCAGGAAGGCGTAAAGCATTGGATGGGCGCTCTGGGAACGGAAAACCTTTCTCAGCAGGCTCTCGAAAAGGCTATGATTGACGCCGCCAAAAAGACGAACGAGACAGTTATTGATAAGGCTGCTCTTGATGCGGCCAATGCTGCCGATGCTGCGAAGGGAATGCAGCGGACATTTACGCCAGCCGAGATGTCTCAGTATTACAGCTATGGACAGCGGCCTGAGCATCAGTTCTACGCCACGCGCACCTGATAGAAGAGAAATCCGATGGAAGAAGAGAACGAGAAGCGGGAAGGCGTGGAGCTCGAGGTTGACGAGGATACGACCGAGATCATCGAGAACGAAGATGGCTCGGCAACCGTCATCATGGACGAGCCTACCGTAGCAGAGAACGCAGAGTTCTACATGAATCTCGCAGAGGAGATGCCCTCTGCGGACATGCAGGAAATTGCAAACTCGCTCCTCGAGTTCATCGAGAGAGATAAGCAGGCGCGAACGCTGCGTGACAAGCAGTACGAGGAGGGCCTGCGGCGCACGGGTCTTGGCGAAGATGCTCCCGGTGGAGCGCAGTTCCAAGGCGCTTCAAAGGTCGTGCATCCGATGCTGACCGAAGCTTGCGTGGATTTCTCTTCGCGTGTCACGAAAGAGCTTCTTCCGGCAAACGGTCCTGTAAAGGAATACATCCCCGGCGAAGTCACGCAGGAGAAGCTTGAAAAGGCTCTCCGCAAGAAAAAGTTTATGAACTGGCAGCTCACTGAGCAGATGATCGAGTTCCGTCCAGAGATGGAACAGACCACGACTCAGATCCCGCTCGGTGGCGTTCAGTACACCAAACTCTATTGGGATGAGCAGAAAGATCGCCCAATCTTTATGTTCGTGCCCATCGACGACATTTATCTTCCGTACAGCGCCACAAGCTTCTACAGCGCCGAGCGGAAGACGCACGTTCAGCGTTTGACAAAGCTCGAGTTCGAGAAGCGCATAAATGCGGGCATGTATCGCGAGATCGACCTGACTTCGCCGAAAGAGCCTGAGCAGTCTGCGCCGGCGAAGGCTAACGACAAGATCGAGGGCAAAGAGCAGACCTCATATAACGAAGACGGGCTTAGAACACTGTTCGAGGTCGCCTGCTATCTCGATTTCGAAGACAACTTCGGCCTCGCCCCATATCTGGTGACGATTGACGAGAGCAGCCGTCAGGTTCTCTCGATCTACCGCAACTGGGATGAGGACGACCAGAAGCAGGAAGAGCTCATCCATATCATCGAGTGGCCTTTCGTTCCGTGGCGTGGCGCATATCCGATTGGCCTGCCGCATATGATTGGTTCGCTGTCGGCGGCTGCTACGGGCGCTCTGCGCGCTCTGCTCGATAGCGCTCACATCAATAACTTCCCCGGCATGTTGAAGCTCAAGGGCGGGTCGCGTGGCGGCCAGTCTGATCGTATCGAGCCGACGCAGGTCACGGAAATCGAGGGCGGCGTTGGCGTCGATGACGTTCGCAAGATCGCCATGCCGGTTCCGTTCAATCCTCCGAACGCGGTTCTGTTTTCGCTGCTGGGATTTGTGACTGACGCTGCTAAGGGCGTGGTCCGTACCACGTTTGAGGATCTCAAGCAGGCAAGCCCGCAGCAGCCTGTGGGCACAACGCTGGCCCTTATCGAGCAGGGCATGACGGTCTTCTCGGCCATCCATGCCCGCCTCCACAATTCGATGCAGATGACGTTGCGCGTACTGCATCGACTTAACGCAAAACACCTGAGTGACGACTATATCAAGCGAGCCACTGGTGAACTTATCGCCAAGGCAGAAGACTTCAGAGGTCCGCTTGACGTAATTCCGGTATCAGACCCCAATATCTTCTCTGAGGCGCAGCGTTTCGCTCAGGTGCAGGCTGTCGCTCAGCGCGCTGCTGCAATGCCGCAGCTCTATGATCAGAGAGCCGTCGAAGAGCTTTTCCTCGAGCGCCTCAAGATCCCGAATGGCAAGGATCTTCTCGTTAAACGCCCCGAGCCCATCGAGCTCAACGCGGTGAACGAGAACCTCGCGCTGACGCTCGGCAAGCCTGTCGCGGCTTTCCCATTGCAGGATCATCTTGCCCACCTTCAGGTCCATCTGGACTATCTGAGGTCTCCAATCTTCGGGTCTAATCCTCTGATTGCGCCGGTCTATATCCCCGGTGTCCTTCAGCACATCAAAGAACATATGGTCTACTGGTACTCGACCTATCTCTATGAGCAGGCGAGCGCTGCGACCGGAGTGCCTTTGGATCAGTTCTTGGCTGGCAAAGATCCCGAGATTTCGGCTGAAGTTGACCGCACGCTGGCGATGGCGTCTCAGCGGTTCATGCCTGACATCTCGGCGACGTTTGAGGGCCTTCCCCCGATTATCATGCAGGCGCAGCAACTGCTTCAGCAGTTTAAGCCACAGCAGCCAGCCGATCCGACGCAGGTGCTCATGGCGGAAACGCAGCGCAAAGCGCAGGCGGATCAGGCCAAGGCGCAGGCCGATCAGGCTCGTATCGGGCTCGAGCAGGCCAAGATGGCCTCTCAGACAGAAATTGAGAACAGGCGCATGGAACTGGAGCGCCTGCGTATTCAGCGCGAAATGGAGCTGGACGCTATCAAGCGGCAGGAACGCGAGATGGAGGTCGAGGCCCGTATGGCGATGAACCGCGAAGACAATATGACCGCCAAGGAGCTTGCTGTGTTTGAGGCCGAACAGGGCATAAAGACTCCATATTCAACAGGCCGAGGCATAAACCCCAACCCGTGAGGACTGAAAATGGACAACAGCATGATCCCCCAGCACAAGCGCCTCGCGATGGGGCTTTCGGTCAACGACGAGCCGGCTGGAGCCAGCAAGAAGATGATTGGCGACAATGTGAAGCCGCACGCTCCGTATGGCATTCACAAGAACCTCAAGGGCAACACTGACCGCCGTCCGCAGTCAGGATTAAAATCCTTTGATGGGAATAAATGACTGCTTGACAGGATGGGGATATGATTGAAATCGTAATCAAGAGGCTGTTAGAGGAAAAAAGTCTAATAGCCCATGAAACCTTAGAGAAGCCCGGCGACGGCTCACCTTTTGAGTTTGGACGCCGGGCTGGCATGTACGCCGGATTAAGCCGCGCGATGGAAATCATCGACGAGGTTCTAGCTGGCGATGAAGAGGAAGAGGGGCATGACAGGCAACGTCGCGCTGGACAATGGTGGAAACAGCATTCCACCCGAATATAGCAAGCTATTTCCGAGTCTAATTGTGCCGGTGACGGCTCAGCCGGCCTCGGACGATAAACTCACCGAGCAGGAAATCGCGGATCTGTTCCCGGATGTTAAACCAAACATCCGGCCTTTTGGATCTCGCGTTCTTGTCCAGATCCGCCGTCCGCGGACCAAGAGCAAGGGCGGTATTCATTACGCGCCCGAGAGCCAAGCAACCGAGCTCGACAACACCTGCGTCGCAAAGGTGATTGCTATCGGGCCGCTGGCTTATAAAAACCGCAACACGTTAGAGCATTGGGCTGAAGGCCAGTGGTGCCAGCCGGGTTCGTATGTCTTCGTCCCCAAGTACGGCGGCGTGCGCTGGGAGAAGGCTGCTCCTGAGCTCGAGGGCTATTACGAGAAGGTGCAGTTCGCCATTTTCGATG